CAAGCTATGTGCCGACTATTTTGGACGGCATAAATGCCGATGTAAGCACTGCGATAGCCAAATCGCAAGAATTTGCCGACTGGTGCATAGCAAGCAATCGCCCTGTAGTGGTCGTCCTTGAAGGACGAGACTACACTGGACCGTCAGCCACCGCATTGAATTTGCGAGCTATCAGTAATTTGAGTGCTGAAAATGTTGCCGTTGTCATCGGGCAAGATTACACCTATGCAGAAACTCAAAATTCCGTTGGTCAAACATTTGCAGACGTAGGTACATTTGTAGGTGCATTGCAAGGTATTGCCGTGAACGAAAATGCTGGAGAAGTGGGTACTATGAATCTGACAGATGCCACGCGTGATGCATGGATGTTTGCTGGCTTAAGTTCGCATGAGCGAGTCCAAGATGTGGAGGCAGATTTGGAAAGTTTGAATGATAAGGGCTATATTTTCCCGTACACAGACACTAATTTTGTCGGGTACAGATGGAACGATGACCACACATGCACACCGGTTGTTATCGATTCAGATGGCAACATTAATCAATACCAACTCTCTTATGCCCGAACGTGGAATAAAGCGTTTCGGGTCATTAGAGCGGCTCTTATTCCTTCAATTAAATCTTCACAATCCCTCACGTCTGAGGGTAAACTTCAGATAGGCGTTGTGAAACATTTTGAAGAATTAGGCAATGAAGCTATCGCATTGATGGTACTTGCCGGTGAACTTTCTGACGGCAACACTGTTGTGGATGAAAATAGTGATTTGATTACACCACCAAAGGCATTGAATGTCGCTTTTAATATTCAACCGATGGGAACTATTGGTATTATAAACGGAATTATTAATTTGAAAAAGCAATTGTAATGGCAAGGATTATAAAAAATAACAAGGCTTATGATTCAGGCGATGTAGTGGTTACATTGCTTGGCAGTGCATTCAGAGAGGTGGAGGAAATAAGCTATTCAACCGAACAAGAACACCAGCTTAATCATGGCATCGCAAGGACTGCACAGAGCTGGAGTTCTGGAAAAATAGTGGATAAAGCAACGATTACGATACCCATGCATGAAATAATTGCGATAGAAGATGCTGCTAAAGCAGCCGGTGGCGATTTATTGGCAATTAAGCCATTTGATGTGAATGTAACATATTTGAATGGCTATAATAAAATTGTGAATGATACAATCATTTGTAAATTTCAATCGACTGGACGTGAAGTAACCGGCGATATGGGGCTGTCGTTTCAATATGAATTATTCGTTTTAAAAATTGATTATAACAACGCTTAAACAGATAAATATGAAAAAAAAACAGATAGAATTACCTGAAGGCTGTACGCCTGAAATGGTAGCAAAATGGAAAGAAAAATACGGCAAAGAGCATATCAAAATATCTGAGCTGCCGACTGATGAAACCGGCGACAGTACGCTATCCGTAGTTTTGCGAGTACCTGATAGAAGGGTTGTCGGTATGTTTGAACGCCACATGGAGCGTGACCCTGATAAGTCGAAAGAAATAATGGTGAAAAATTGTACGCTATTCGGGCTGGAGCAAGTGCTTGCCAACGATGGCTTATTCTTCACATGTTTCAGTGCTATCGCTGACTTAATACCTATCAGAAAGGCACTTACAAAAAACTTATAAGCGGGTATCCAAAACTGCACAGTTCGGATACTCGCGATGTGGAGCGGAAGGCTAATGCGCTTATCAGCCGTTTTTTTCACATCCCATTTCCAGAAAACCTTGAGGACGATATTTGGATTGAGAAATTCAGACAGATACAATGGCTTTCTGACAAAGGACTTTTGAATGGCTAAATACACTATCAATTTGTTAGAACGGTATAAAGAATCGTTCGGTTTTTTGCCTGCCAATGTAGTAACAAGGGCAGTGCCGGGTGTTTCTCGCAACAATATATTTGGCAATATTGCTGTATTTACCGTTGGCGATGTTTCATTTTCTGAAATGAGCTTGAAGGGTGCAGACTTGGAGCTGACGTTCGGTAGCTTGCCTTTTACAGGTGGTAATTTTGGCTTATTATCATCTATAGTACGGCAGGAAGAAGTTACAGGGAAATTTTTTGCACCACCGCCAATGGTGTCTTTTTCCCGCTCAAAAAATATGAGCATAACTGAAATAGATGGCACTGATAACGAAGTGATAGAGCTATTCGGTTTAAAATCATGGAATATCAGGATGCAGGGCTTACTTGTTGACATGGAAGAGCACACGTACCCGAGTCAGCAAGAAGAAATGTTACATAAGCTGTTTGCTGCAAGTGAGATTTTTGAGGTTTCGGGTGAAATGTTTACCAATAAAAATATCACGAGCCTCTATTTTACACGAATAGACATCGCAAGTGTGGCGGGGTTTCCCGACACACTGAAATACACTCTACTGGCGCGTAGCATCAAACCGGCAGAGTTTCAATTATTAAATAAAAGCAATTAATTTTTTTTCAAACTAAAATTTTTTCAATGAAAAATCTAACTTTTTTAATCATGTTTCTGACCCTTTTTTCGGAAGTAACAATCGGCAATATTCGCTTCGACCACATCACTGAAGCTCGGGTTCACGAAAGCATTACTTCACTTAGCAACACGGCGATTATAGTTGTGCCTAAAAACTACAATATGCGCGAGAGAAACGTTATGGAGTATCTCCATGTTGGGCAGCCGGCTGTTATCAAATTGGGATACGATGGTGAGCTGAAGACTGAATTTACCGGTTATGTAAGCCAAATTTCGAGTCGAGTTCCTATCCGCATCGAACTGGAAGATGAAATGTATAATTTGCGAAAACAGCGTTTTACGAAGGCATGGGAAAATGTCAGTTTATCTGAACTGTTGCAATTTATTACCGGTAGTTATGAAGTCGATGCCGATAATGTCTTTTTAGGGAAATTCTCAATCAGAAACCAAAGTGCATACGGTGTCCTTGTGTCGCTGAAAGATAAATTCGGATTACTATCATATTTTGATAGTAATCAAGTATTGAACTGCCATTTCAACTATAATATCAGGCACAACGGTGCATACCGGCATACTTATAACCTTTCTCTTGATGTTCGAAAAAATGGCAATCTGTTGCAATATAAGCGTAAGGGTGATTCGGATATTCGAATTAAGGCTATATCTACCAATTTGACTGGAGAAAAAACCGTTGTTACCGTTGGTTCTGACTTGCCAAATGCCAGCGTCCGAACTTTGAATTTTCGCAATAAAACCGAATCGGAATTGAAAGAATTAGCCTCTTACGAGTTTGAACGGCTTGACTTTGACGGCTATGAAGGCTCCATTGTAGGTTTTGGAACGCCGCAAACAAGAGCGGGTGATACGTTGGCGATTGTCAGCGATGACAAAGCTAAAAATGGGAATTATTTAATAAATGCCGTAAACATAAGATACAAGAATTCAACCTTTTCAAGAAAGAATTTTTTAGGAGCTAAAATATAAGGCGTAATGAAAATGGAAGATGCATTGCAACTCTACATTAATTTGATTTTAAATAAACTGCCGCCCTTTGGCTTTGTCGCCAAAGTGATTAAAGTCAATTCAGACAATACGGTTGATGTTGAACGTAGTTTAGATGATGTTGTTTTTGCCGCAAAATTAACACCTGTAGAGGGCGGTGCATCTTTTATTATTCGTCCTAAAATAAACTCTTACGTATTTTGCGTTTCGGAAGATAATACGGATACCGATGTGCTTGTAGTTGCTTTTTCTTCTATAGAAAGGTACGAATTAAAATCTGATTTAATAGAGTTTAACGGCGGTTTAAATGCCGGTTTAATTTTATTAAAAGAGCTTACCGAACGTCTTAATTTGATTGAAGGAAAATTAAATGAGGTAATCGGAAGTTATAAAGCACACAACCACCTGCACCCGCAAGGAGTAACTACCGGATTTGTTGCTCCGTTTTTAGGTGCGAAATTAAACAAAACAAAGTCTGCTGACATTGAAAATACTAAAATAATGCAATGACCGATATTTTACTTGTAAGTGGCGATTTGTGTGTTGAAAATGGTGATTTTACAATTACTGAAGACAAAGAACAGCGGGTGTTTTTAATTGTTGAATCTGTTAAAACAGATTTTAAACAATTTCCTTTTATCGGCTTTGACATTCAAAATTACATCAAAGCAAATACTGACAGAAATAAATTCAAACGTAACCTTAAAGTGGCAATTGAAGTTGATGGGATTGTTCTTGATAATATCAAAGTCAGTTCCGATTTACGGCATTTAGATTTTGAAATAGTTTAAAATGAAGATAACAGTATTACCTTATCAATCTATTTTTGATGTCGCACTTAAATTAGCAGGTGATATTGATGCTGTATTTGAGCTGATGAAGCAAAATAATATAGACCTAAGCAAGCCACTGGATGTAGGTGCGACTCTAATTTTGAACGCGCCTTCTAACGATATAACAAATTATATAGAACGCAACAAAATAACACCAGCCACAGACCTTCAGGTAGAGTTCGAACCAGAGTTCACATGGGTACTCGTTGATGGTTGGTGGAATGACAGTTACCCATGGGATGACTATGGCTTTTGGAATGATGCACCAGAAAATATTTAAAAATGGCATATCAAAAAATAAAAAATAAACAAGGCGGTGAGACGGGCTTAACGGCGCGCAATAAGATTAACAGCATGTTTCAAGAGCTATATGCATGGTTCGCCGGCTTGTTTTCGCATCAGATAATAGATGCTGACGGCGATACTTTTGTGACAACTGAAGAAACGGCTGACGGCGATAAAATCGTTGCACAGGCTAATGCGTTGGGTGCTGATGTAATTCAGGAGTGGCGCAATGGTGACGGTGTTGTGATTGCGACATTATACGCTGATTATACTATTGAAGTTAGCGATGGTTACCCAAATTATGCATCAAAATTGAAAATTTCAAATATTGAATTACTTACTGGTGCGGGTGCAGGAGGTGTAATTACAGCTGGGCAAAATTCAAAAATGCAATTACCAAAAAATAATGGAACTAAAACATTTGAATTTACAGTACAGAGCAGTTTCGACCCGATAATTTCAGCAACAAATAACTTTGTTGGAGCAGGAGAGGTTGGAACAATCCTATTTGGAATAGACAATATCGCTATTGGAGTGGCACAAAGAAACAATCTATATAAAATAATTAATGCAACAGATTTTTCAACGCTTCCGATTTTACAGATAGGTAATGACGATGTGCCGCATCAATTACTGAATGGTGTAACAATAGTTCTTCGCGGCTCAGATTATGACGGTGCATACGATAAGTATGCCGGCGATGCTAAGTTAATTGCAGGAGAGAATCGCACCACGCGCGCGGGTGTGGTAGTAGCAAGGGGCGGCAATGCTGAAGTTGAGGCAGGCGAGTTCAATGGTTCAGACGCTGCGGGTAAAGATGGCGTGGT